TCCGAAATCAAGGCCGTCGACGCCAATGGCAACCCCGTCTGGCGCGAGAAGTGGACCGCCGAAGAGGCGCGCGCCTATCGCGACTTCGTAGGCTACCGCGCCTGGGAGAAGGAGATGATGCACAACCCCATCACCGACGGAACCATCTTCCGTCACGACTGGATACGCTACAAGAAGGTGCTGCCCCTGCGTCGCTACGAGCAGCTGGTCTGCTACACCGACCCCTCCTTCAAGTCCACCACCTCCAACGACTACAAGGCCTCCCGCCTCTGGGGACGCATCGGTCACGAGCTGCATCTGATCGACTGCTACGTCCGTCAGGACACCGTCTCCGGAATGGTGCGCTGGCTCTACAACCTCTACGAGTCTATCCCCGAGGGCGTGGCCGTCTCCTTCTTCATGGAGGCCAACTTCATGCAGGACCTCATTCTCGACGAGTTTACCGCCGAGGGCAACCTGCGCGGCTACCAACTGCCCATCATGCCGGACACCCGCAAGAAGCCCGAGAAGATTCAGCGCATCGAGGCCGTCTCTCCCCTCTGGGAGCGTGGCTTCGTCTTCTACAACGAGGCCCTCAAGGACTCGCCCGATATGCAGGTCGGCATCGAGCAGACCCTGGCCCTCGAACGCGGCTCGCGCGTCCACGACGATGCGCCTGATGCCGACGAGGGTGCCATCTGGTTCCTCCAGCGTGGCTCACGTCAAGAACAGTTTCAACCGGTGACCCTCCCGCGAAGGTCGCCACGTAATTCCTGGTAAATAGTATGGACTTCATTACTTCCGACGACTTCCGCGTCGTCATTGGCGAGACCGCCTTCCGTGCTTTCTCTCAGTCGGACACTGCCCTGCAGGAGTCCGCCGTCTCAGAGGCCATCGAGGAGGTCTCCGGCTATCTCCGTCCCGTCTATGACGTGGACAAGATCTTCTCCGCTACAGGCACCGACCGCAACCGCTTCCTGGTGATGATTGTCGTCGACGCTGCCCTCTACCACCTCTCGGCTTCACAGCCGCAGAAGATGGGCTCCGAGGTGCGCCGCGAGCGCTACGAGCGGGCAGTCCGCTGGCTCGAAGGCGTGCAGGCCGGCCGCATCGACCCGGGCCTCCCCACGGTCGAGTCCGAGTCCGGCGATTCCCCGCTGGGCTCCGTCTTCATCTCGCAGCCTCGCCTGCGTCACAATTGGTAACTCTTAATTCATGGCTAAAATGTCTAAACACAAGCGCACACGTGTGGCACCTGCGGCTGCGGCCGAGAGCCACCTTTCCACCGCCTACGGCGACCTGCTTCTGGCGCGTCCCGGCTCCAAGTCCGAGGCGCGCTCCATCATCACCTCCTTGGCCTTGACCACCGACGCCCTCACCCGCAAGGATATTGCCGACTGGCGTGCCGCCTGGCAGATGGCCATCAACGTCGACTCGCCCAACCGCCGCCGACTCTACGACATCTACACCGACGTCTCGGCCGACATGCACCTCTCCGGCTGCATTCAGCAGCGCTCCGGTTTCGTGCTGTCACGCTCCTTCAAGTTCGTCGACGCTAACGGCGAAGAGGACGCCGACGCCCTCCACTTCTTCGAGCAGGAGTGGTTCGACCGCCTGGTGGACCACATCCTCGACGCCAACTACTGGGGCCACTCACTCATCGAGCTGGGCCCCCTTGCCACCGACGGCGACGGCTGCCTCACCTTCAGCGAGGTGCGACTGGTACCGCGCAAGCACGTCATCCCCGAGTACGGCCGCTGCGTCGTCAACGTCGGCGACGACTGGCACTCCGGTATTCCTTACCGCGAGCCCCCGTACTCCGCCACGCTCATCGAGGTGGGACGCCCCGACGACCTCGGGCTCTACCTCAAGGCTGCACAGGCCACCATCCCCAAGAAGAACGCCCTCTCATTCTGGGACGCCTTCGCCGAAATCTTCGGCATGCCCATGCGTGTGGCCAAGACCCAGACGCGCGACCCGAAGGAATGGAAGCGACTCGAGTCCATGATGCAGGACGCAGGCTCGGCCCTCTCCATGATCACCTCCGGCGACACCGAGATTCAATTCGTAGAATCCGGCAAGGGCGACGCCTTCAACGTCTACGACCAGCGCATCAATCGCGCCAACTCCGAGCTCTCCAAGCTCATCATCGGTCAGACCATGACCATCGAGGACGGCTCCTCCCTCTCGCAGTCCCAGACCCACCTGCAGGTCTTCATGAACCTCGTGGAGAAAGACCGCAAGTTGATTCGCAACGTTGTCAACAACCAACTCATTCCCCGCATGGCTGCCCTCGGCTTCCCCGTCGATGGCCTCCGCATGGAGTGGGACGACGCCGTCGACTACACCCCCGAGCAGCAGCTGGCCTTCGAGATCATGATAGCCGACCGCTACGAAGTCGAGCCGAAGTACTTTGAGGACAAGTACGGCCTCCCTGTGGGCGAACGCCGCAACGCCGCCTCCAATTTTTTCGACTAGGCCCTGCTGACTATGCAGGGCTCCACCGCCGCTATCGCACCCTCCTCGCGCCCGATGGAGAGCTACACTTGGCTGCCTCCGGAGGCAAGGACCTCCCGGACGACATCTATCAGCAGCTCTCCACCAAGTTCGACGCCATGATGCGGGCCATGTTCCGTCAGCACGGCGCCACCTTCTCCGTCAGCATCCTCACCTCCGACGAGGCGCAGGACTTCGTTCGGACACACGCCGCCGTCCTCGACAGCGCCTTCTCCGGCGTTGAGATGTCCGACCTGATGCGCAGCCGACTGCAGTCCTCTGACTACATCTTTTCCGGACTGAAGACCTTCCATGAGCTGGGCGAAGCCTTCCCCTCGCTCCTCGATTCGAACGGCCAACTGAAGCCCTTCGAACAGTTTTTGAACGACGTTCGCAGCGTCGACAACACCTACAACCGCAACTACCTCCGTTCCGAGTACAACTTCGCAGGAGCCTCGGCCGAGATGGCTGCCAAGTGGGAGCGCTTCACGGAGGATGGCGACCGCTACTATCTGCAGTACCGCACCGTCGGCGACGACCGCGTACGCCCGGAGCATCAGGCCCTGCATGGCGTCACTCTCCCCGTCGATGACCCCTTCTGGAACGAGTTCTTCCCGCCCAACGGCTGGAACTGCCGCTGCACGGTGGCGCAGGTGCGCAAGTCCAAGACCGCACCCACTGACCCCGAGGAGGCTCGTCAGCGTGGCGAAGAGGCAACATCGGGCGACCGCCGCAAGATGTTCCGCTTCAATCCCGGCAAGGAGCAGATTACCTTCCCCAGATACAACCCCTATACCATCTCCCGCTGCCGCGACTGCGACCGCGCCAATGGTAAGTCCAATCTCAGCCTAGCCTTCGTACCGGAAGGCCAGCTCTGCGAGGGCTGTGCGATAATCCGGACGTGCGAGGCCAAGCAGGAGCATGAAGTCATGAAGCAACTACGAAAAGATCTGAAACAGCAGGTCGGTACCCTCCAGCTAGAATCGTCCAATTTGCAAACGGGCCGATATTACACTTCAGGGAACGCATTGAGCCGCGGAGCCCACCACGCCTACTGTGCTGCAGAACTAGAGATGTTCAAGTGGGTGCCAAAGAATCTGGAAAAACTGCAATTCGTTCGAGTCAGTCCTTTGGGAGAGGGAAAAGACTTAAACAACGAGAGAAACAGGAAAAATATCGAGAATAAGCAAAACAGAGGAGTAACAGCCTACAACATATACGAAGTCGAACGCTACGGTGTTACATGGTTTCTTAAATTCGAGGTAGTAAACGACAAGGCAGAGACGCTCTATTCTGCCAAAATAAAACAACAATAGGCCCAAGCCCCGGTGGCGTTCACAAAACGTCTAAAAGAGGCTCAGACCTATCGTCGCTGCAAATATAGTGACTTTTCTTTAATTCCAAATATTATGAGGAAAAAATTTAATGATCAACGGTGGTCCGCACACTGTTTTGCTCTAATTCTAGCGGAAAAGTGCTATCAACGAGATAAGCAATGTCAACACTCCGGCGACAGCCGCAATGAGCGTTACATAAAGGTGAGCACGCTCGCGCTTGTACTGGCCGATGAACCCGCCTTGATGGTGGAACGTCTTACCCCAATAGGTTATCTTGTAGCCATCGCGCACCTCTTCAAGCATGCCTTTTGCTGCAAGAAATCTAATGGCCGCGCCAAAGTCCTCCGGGGCATTATTGATTAAAGCTTCGTGGCAAGCATAGCCACCTTCAATGTGGTCGAAGAGGTCAAGTATCTCATCCAACCTGGCATAGTCAAATTCTAATTGTGTCATGGTGATATGGTTTTGTGTGCCGCAAAGATAAGCACTTTTTCCTGAAAGCAAGCGCCGCCACCCGTCATCCCGACGAGTGGCGGCGCCTGCCAAATGAAAGTTACTCACTGAAAACACTAAATCATTACTAAACCTCTATAACTGTAGACCTCGATATTCTCGAGCAGGTCTTCATGGTTATGATTCGTCAGGCTCTGCTGCAGCTTCATGCGGCTGAACGTCTCACCCCGAAGCCCCTCCAGGCGCTCCCGAATCTGGTCCAGCAGGTCGAAGACCGCCAGCGACTCAGCCCGGCTGCCGCTATCCGAGGCCACCGACCCCGCCCAGTCCGTCACGACATGCAGGCGCAGCGTCCCCTTCGTGTCCATGCTCCGCTCCTTCGTGCGGTCCCACTCTATAGCGTCGAACTCCACGAAGACCGCCGGACGCGGCCATGCCGACTCCTGGTCAATGAACTCCACGTTCTGATTCCAGAGGTCCACATACTGAATGTCGCCCATAGCCATCAGCCGCTCCATCAGGGCCTGATAAATCTCTTTTCTCATCGCTTATCGCAATTTTATATGGTTGAAGTATTCTGTCAAATTCTCCTCGATAATCTCGCGGGCCGACTGCTCCACCTCCGGAGAGAAGCCCAAGAACGCCCGCTTCGGGATTCGTATCTTGTGGCCCACCTTCATCAGCGCCATGCACTTCCAGAACTCCGCAGCCGTCGACAATTGTCGTGTCCGCTTATCCTGGCGCAGGCTCCCGTCCTTACGACGACCGAAGGCGCCGGACGCCTCATAATACTTAGCCCAGAAGAAGCGCCGCATCTTAGCCGTCACCTCTATCTCGCCACCCTCATTGTGAATAGCAGCGTAGGGCAGGGAGGTCGTGAAGATGATGCTGTCCCCCTCGATGCGACTCCCGATACTGCGGCGCAGCGCACCCGTATCCACTAGCGTCGTCCCGCCCGGACGCAGCGGGCTGCGCCTGCGCTGCCACGCCTCACTGAAGAAGGCCTGCCGCTCGAAGTTCTTATCGAACTCGTCCGAGAGCTCCACCTTCAGGTCCCGCAAGATGTTGCGGATGACCGTCTGCATATCCTTTGAGTCCATCAGTCGAACAACGTTAATTCCAGCACCCCGGCCCCCAAGTCACGCTCCGGAGCCTTCAGCAGATTGTACAGCGTCCGCTCCGAAATCATGTACGTCGGCCAGATGTAGCGGCGCCATATTTCTCGGTTCGACAGACCCGTTTTAGCGTATCGGTCATAAATCTCATTGATGTCGTGAACCCTCTTCTGATAGCTCACGCCCCGACGGCGCTCTCTCATACTTCTTTGGTGCTTCAGTTTCTATATACAAAGGTAAACATTTCCTGCATATCACGCACACTTTCACCCCATTATTTTCACATCACCGCCAAAAAAAAATGAGAGCCGAGCGTCTCCCGACGACCGACTCCCCAAAACACAATTAACCAATCTTATCATGAACACTTATCATAGTTGTTGTTGCTGCTGCGCCATCTGAATGATCAGGAGCGTCAGCGCCACCACGTAGGCGCCCGTCAGGAACAGGGCCAATACCAAGCAACCGGTGGCGTGTTTCTCAGGGTCGAACTTCTGCATCATGCCGTCTCCTCCGACTTAGGTTCGACAAAGAAAGTCTCGTCCTGAGCCACCATGATGCCGCACTTCGACATCTGCTCACCGACCTCCTCACGGTCTGCCAGGAGTTTATCCTTCGCCAGTTCCTCCGTCGAGCGCACGTAGCCGGGCAGGAACTCCTTCGCCAGCTGCAGCGCACTCGCCCAGGTGAAGCCCTTCAGCGTCTTCAGCTTCGGCATACCCGTGCGGAATCCGATGGTGCCCTGAGCCATATCCAGGCTCTTCTTCTTCGAGAAGAGTTCCTCCTGGTGCTCCGTCGCGTAGGCGTGCAGGTTATCGAACGCCTCGTCCCTGCGCTTCGTCAGCGCCTCCAGCTGCGCAGCCCGCTCGTTGCGGATACGCACGCACTCCAGTTCAATCTCGGCCGTCACCTTCGAAATCTCGGCCACAGCCGATGCGTACTCATTAAAAGCCTCGTCGGCCATCTCTCGGGTGGTACCCGTCAGGACCACCTTCTTCGCTCTCTTCGTGTTTGTTGCACTCATGTTTCTTGTTAGTTTTAAGTAGTTGTTATTTTATTCTTTGGCTTCGTCGAGCTCGCTCAGGTGCTCGGTCGCCTCCTTATACACATCGCAGGCCAGGCCTTCCAGCGCCAGCAGCCCCTGATATTCACCCGACGCCTCACGCTCCTCCTCCGTCAGCGCCTGCTCGTACCCTTGGCGCATGACGCCCAGAGTCTGAATCACCTGCACCAGATACTCGCTCGTGATGGAGCTCAGCATCTCCAGGTTCGCCAGGTGTCGCAGCTGCGTCACCTCTTGCTTCGTTTCTGTTTCCATGATGAAGTCTTTTAGTAGTTGAAGCTAAAGTCGGTTTATCCCACTTAGTCCGGGCTTTCGGGGGTTGGTTGAGACCGAGACGCCTTGTGGCGCCATTGCCGAATGCCCTCCGGCCGGTCTCTTCATCGTACATTATGACCCGGAATTATAGAGCCCCCGCAAACAGGGCGAGGATAAACCGACTGTGTTGGATGCTAGTTCTGTTGCTCTTCCTGTTGCTTTTTCTGTTGGTATATTTCCACGGCGCTCTTGAGGAGAGTGTAGATATTAGGACACTGGCACATCGTCGCGGCAATTGCATCGCGGAGCAGCAGATAGTTATACCCGGCTACTGTCATTGAAAGAATCGGGTCGCCGTCGTCTTCCATCTCGCAAGCAACGTGATATACAGCTCTTCGTTGCGGATCCTGCTCAGCCCACGCATTGGCTGCATTGTTAATTTCTTTTCTATCCATTGTTGTTGTAATTGTGGACGTCCGGACTGACGCTTAGTGCGGGTGTTCCAATACAGACCCTGCCGCTGAAATTGCTTTCATGCCCGTGGGTGCGGCTGGGCACCAAGAAAAACACTCCCGTAGTTATGAACCCTGTCCAGCGGGTGTGCCGTCTTTCCGTCCGGTTAATATTCTAGTTACTTACTCTCCTCCTCGTCGAAGAGGCTTCTGGGCTCACCTTTCAGGACTCGGTCAATCTCGTCCCGGATAGCCTCCAGCGTGTGATGATACTCCTCGTCGTTGAGGTCTTGATTCTGTTCGTAGATCAGGCTCATGATGATTACGACTCTCTTTCTTTCGTCTGTCATTTTAATTGAATTTTAATAGGGTTATAATCTAGTTCTTACTTCATAGCCTCGAGCGCCTCGGCGCCCACCTGCTTCGTCACCTTGTCCAGCCCGCCGTGCCGCTCAATCATGTAGAGCTTCACGCGCAGCTTCACCAGTTCCTGCACCGTCAACTTCCCGAAGGGCTTCCCCGCGATACGAGTGTCCTCACAGAAGGCGTTCACCCGCGTCCAGTCCGTCGTGTCGATACCCATGCGCTGCATCTGATTCAGCACGCGGCTCCGTTCCTTGCGACGATCAATCTCGTTGACCAACATGCTCTCCATCGTGCGGCACATCAGTTGGTACTCCTTCAGCTTCATCTCCTTCAGGCTCTTCGTCCTCCCCAGGGTGAAGCGCTCCACCAGGTCCCGCTTGATGTCCTCGGGGTCTCCCGTGTGGGGCTGTAAACTCAGTTGGTGCAGCAGCGAAAAGAATCGCCCGAAGTCATGCACCTCTTGTTCATTTTTCTCCATAGTGTTTTGAGTGTTTATTGTTAGTGGATAAAGTAGGTTATACCAGTTCTTCCGGCAGCCATGTAATCCGGATCTCCGCCATCAGGCGTCCCGTCCCTTGGCACAGAGGACAGCGCTGGCTGTGTACGCCCTCCATGTCCTCCGTCAGCACCCGCCCCGTCTTGTGGCAGCGTGGGCACTCATACTCGTGAGCCTCAATGTACTCCGTCATGTGCCCCGGCCGCAGGCGGTCCGTCGGGCGCAGGTCGATAAATTGTTCGATATTACTCATGGCTCCGGTTCTTGAGAGTTCGTATTACTCGGCCGCACCGGCAGGTTATTCGTCACCTTCAGCACCCCCTCGTTCCAGACCGTGAACCTCACGCCCGGCTCCGGGATGAATCGTCCCTGGCAGAAGGCCTCATAGCCGATGACGCGAATCTTCACGCCCGCCAGGTACTTCAGGCGCTCCGCAGGCTTGCCCATAGGTCGCCCCTTCGACTCCTGCGAGATATAGATGAAACTCTTGTGGGGGAACAGGCGGTGCAATTCCTCGGCCTGCTCATAGCTGAACTTCGAGTGCTGGAAGCTATCCACGATGACGAAGCTCGGCCCCTTCGGCCGCTTAAGGCGCTCCACCAGCTCCTCGTAGGTGTCCGAGTCTACCACTCGGAACCGCCCCTGACGCTCGCCCATGTGGAAGCGCTCCAGGCGCGCTTGGAACGACTGGCTCGTCAGTTCCTCATAACTCATGTACAGCACCACGCCGTACTCGCATAGCTTCTTGGCCAGTTGCATCGTGAAGCTGCTCTTGCCCGAGGCTGACGCCCCGCTGATGAACCACACCTCGCTCCGTTCCGGTTCCCCGAAGCACTGCTTCCATTCCCCGTCCCACGGTATCGTCTTGTAGTTTTTCTTCAGTATGTCCTTCGGACTGTATGCTCTTTTCATCTCTTATCGTAATGTGTTGACTTTTCTTCGATGTTCTTCAAGGCGGTGCGGCTCATTGCCGCTTCAGCTTCTCAATCTCAGTGTACACCCGTCGCAGCCCGCCGGCCGTCTTACGCGCCAGGGCAGCCACGTCCGTGCCCTCCGGAGCGTTCACCCGCGCCACGGCCACCGCCTGGCGCATCAAGAACTTCTCACGCTCCTTGCCGTCCTCCGGCGTCACGCGGCTATAACGGTCGCCGTATCGGCTCAGCATCTCCGTGTAGCCCACGCGTTTGTACTCTATCGAGCGATTGATCTTCTCCTTCAGCCCGTCCGCACCCATCATATACCAGGCACAGCACCGCTCCGTAGCGTTCCACAGCGCCTTCAGTTCCAGGAAGGCCTCATTCTGCAGGTCGCCCGCCTCGTCCAGGATAATCATCGGGTGGTCGATGTAGCGCAGATAGTAGACCAGATTGTCATACACCTCGCTGTACGCCCCCTTGCTATCCACGCCGAACTCCGTCGCAATCTTGCGGATCAACTTGCATCGCGTCTTCACCTGCGAGCAGTCAACATACACCGCGTTGGCGTTCCTCGACACATACTGACGCGCCGTGTAGGTCTTCCCGATGTTCGGCAGGTCGCAGAGGATAGCACTCAGGCCGCTCTCCTGACAGGCCGCCAGCTGCGTCGTCACAAACTCAAAGGTCTCCGTCTTGGCCGGACGCCACTCCATCTCGCCTCGGAGGTTCACCCCCAACTTGCGAGCCACGGTCACCCACATCGCGTCGCTCATCATGCGCTCCGTCTTACCGTTGCGCAGCGCACTATACACGCTCGTACTGATACCCAGTGAGGCGGCGTGCTTCGCATCGCTCGGGTAGTTGGCGCGATTCGATTCAATCGCGCTGAGAATCTTCTGTTGAATCTCTGCTGTAATCATAGCAATAGCTTTTTAGTGTTTTCTTATCATTGGTTATCCGTCCTAAATAGAATCCAAGGCTCGAGCCCCCGTGTTCGCCGGCGTCGGCATCAGCCACTCTTCCAGCTCCGCCGCCTCGCGCTCCTCGGTGGTCGTCACCTCCACCATCAGCGCCCGGCGTTCCTCCTCGTGGGTCAGTCCCGGCGGCTCGCTCGGCAGTGGCACCCGCGGCTTCTCGGCGATGCCCACCCGCTGTATCGCGTGCTCGCTGACATAGCCCGTGAACTCCGACACCTTCTTGCGCTGCTCCACGAACACCTCTCGGTCCCGCTCCGTAGCCTCCGCCGCAGCCGTGTTGTACGTCCCCACGTTCTGCAGGCGGTCCACCATCTGGTCATTCTGGTAGATATAGACCTCCTCAACCTCGCCCGTGTCGCTACGCAGCAGGTAGGCGTCCACCTTGTAGTTGTTCGGCGCCAGCCGTTCCAGCACCTTCGTGCTGCTCAGCCACCAGTCCGTGTACTCCACCCTGCAGTAGCTGTTCCTTCGGACCGACGTCTCCACGTGGTCCCCGATGTACTTGGCCATGATGGCCTTGTTCAGCGGCTGCAGTGCCGGGTTCAGATTCGCCACCAGGACGTCCCATCGTGTCATGCCCGGATACTTCTTCTGGTTCGTGTGCAACGCCATGTTGTACTGGCGTATGTCCTCGATGTCCTCGGCGATGAGCTGCTCCCAG